AAATCCAACCTGGTGGTTTTCAATCCCCCCCCTCCTTCGGAAGACCGACACACCCCGATTTTCTCCGTGCCGCTTGACAACGCGGATGGCCGGGATGGACTTCCCGGCCAGTTCCGTATTCTTTTTATTCATCTGGATCAGGGGCAAACTGGTCCAGGGTTGCCTGAAAATCTGGATCCAGTTCCAGGTAGCGCTCAAGGAATTCGGTGTTGGTGCAGGGGGCGAGTTCAGCGTGGACCGCCTCCCGGATGTCATCATTCATCAACTCCACGATCTGGTCCCAGTAGTTGTTGTAAGTTTTCATTTGGTGGCCCTCCTTTTTAGGATTATAGCATGGTTTCTCTGACTCGGTCAATGTCATTCTACCTCGTATCCGTTGGCGCCCATAAAATACTCACGGCCCAGGGTCGTTACAAACGCGCTGTCACAGTCTCCGTCTGTTTCGATCTCCATCGTGTAGACTGTGGCGGCGTGGCCGCCTGCAAAGGCAAGGGCGGCGGTGAGCAATACGGCAATGAATGCTTTCATGTTTGGCTCCTCCTTCTGGCTCTCATCGGGCGGGTATAAACTTAATCTCTTTGGCAAAAGCAACGAGCGCGTCTCTTGCTGCCTCGTGTGCCTCTTTGAGCAGTGGGCGGTCCGGGTTGTTGCTCTTTAGCTCGAAGAGCTCGCATTCTACCTCGGAGATCAGGTCAAGCAGTTCTTTCATTGTCATAGTATTTTTTCCTTTCTGCCCTGCCATCGTCAGCACTGGTGGGGCGGTTCCAGTGGACCCCCGAAGGGGTTTCGGCTGTTGGGTGAGTCCCTGCTTTTCATGTCCTGCCGCCTCCTTACGCTGTAGCGGTTTCGATGTCCTGGGATCCACGGGAGCGGAATGCCTGACTGCCGTACTTGGTGCGGATTTCCGCCATGGAGGACTTGCCACGGTACCAGCGGGAACCGGCCTCGGCGTGGTGCCAGTACCACTTGGCTTTATTTTTGGACCACTTGCAGCCAGCTGCCTTGAGCTTGTCCTTGTTGGCCTTGGTGTTGCCGCCGATCCAGAGCCAGGACCCGCAAAGCTCGATCTCAAGGCCGTCCAGGCGGAGCAGGATGTCCAGGTCTTCGGCGGTCTCGGTGGTGGTCTTCGTTTTGCCGGTGGTGTCGGCCTGGGCCTGGGCGTTGTGCTGGCGCTTGAGGATCTCAAAGAGGGCGTCGTGTTCGTTGTTGATCTCCTGCATTGCCTCGGTGCTGCCGCCACAGTCTGGGTGGTACTGCATGGCCAGACGGCGATAGGCCTTCTTGAGCTCGTCCAGGGTCTTGATATTCTCGAAGTATTTCATGGGGTGTTCTCCTCTCTGTTGCGTCGGCCTGCCTCATCAGCGCCGGGAGGCCGTTCCTCGGCGGACGCCCTGAAGGGCGTTTCGGCTGTTTACCACGCTACCACCCAGGGAAGCCCGCTTCCGTTCCATCTGTTGTGGTAGATTGCCGCAGTCTTTATGTCTAGGTATGTAAATTTGCTCTTTGCGCGTTTTCCGCCACAGTAAACGGGTATGCCTTGCTTTTTTAAGTTCATTTACCTTTTTCAGCGCGTTGCGCCGATCTTCGTACCATGCGAAATTATGAACCATATCCACGGTAATAGTGTTATGCGCCATTGTATTCTCCTCCTTGCCCTCGTAACCTCCGGGGCGGGGGTAATTATTTAACTTTTGATTCCTTCCCACAAGGGTTTTTGGGGGAAGATACGGAACAACCATACTTTTTGCACCAATCATAAGTTCCGTACTTTGTTTTCCTAGTGGTATTGTAGGGGCAATTTTTGCAACCGCAAGTTTTCATTTTTCCCTCCCGGCCTGTGGCCTGTCGTGGTTGGCTGTCGTTTAGCTTGGCTTTATGGTAGCACGTTACAACGTGCAATGTCAAGCCATGATACTGACCAAAAGATGGGGCTGCGTTTTGTGCAAAATATACACTTTACAACGTGCTGCGCACTATGTACCATAGTAATTAGAATTGGAGGTGATCCGATGAACGAGGAACGCAAGGTATCTGCAGCAAAGAGGGCCAGCAACGATAAATGGGATGCGGAGCATATGGCATATCAAACGGTTAAGGTTCGGCGGGAGCTGCTGGAGGAGTTCCGCGTTGCCTGCAAGCTGCGAGGGGATCCCGTTAACGCTGTGCTGCGGAGAGCAATGGAGGACTACGTAGAGCAGGCAAAGACTGCGCCAGGACAGCAGGAAGCACAAGAGCAGGGAGAGGACCAGGGGCAACCATAACGCCCCGCAGAGAGCAACACAAGAGGCCTAGAGAGGGGCAGTAAACCCCCTTCCGGGCCTCTTTTCCATCTAAGATATTAGACACATGTCGAAAAAGATTGAGGAAAATAATTTAAAATAAATTTGAAAAGCCCCTCCTTTCGGAAACCCTGGAATGTATAATTGATTCATACCCTTAGATTGGGAAAAGTCTAGATTTACTAGATTTCAGGAAGGGAGGTAAGCCAGATGGCACAGACAAGAAAGGTAGAATCCGCTGAAAAGCTGATGAAATATATAGATGATTTCATTAAATACTGCGAGGAAAACGGTGAAATCCCTTCCAACTATAACCTCTGTAAATTCCTGTCGGTGAGTGCTGCGACACTGAGTAGGTATGAGGCGGGGGATGGGAATTATAAAGGATACGAAATCCCATTCAAAAACCTGCGGCAATACAGAGAGCACCGGCTGCTGAGTATGCTAGAGGGCGATCCCAAGAGAGCAGCAGCAGCGATCTTCCAGCTGAAACAGCCATTTAATGGAGGCTATGTGGAGTCCACGCAGCAGGTAGACCAGGGCGCAACCGTTACCCTCAAGATCGAGGGAGTGGGCGGAGTCGATGCTTTCAAGTAGCAATTACAGACTGCTTGCTATATAAGCAAGTGCAAGCCCTTGCAGCACAACGGGTTGCGGCACCACTACAGAGATATTACAGTATGCGGCGGGCTGGAGCAATCAGGCAGACCGGCCTGCACGGGGGTGGCTGGGTGCAATAAGACCCTCCCGCCCCGGGGGTGGGGGTGGTGCAGCGCTGGCCGGTTTCGAGGTATACCCCCCTACCCCCCTACCTACCTACCAGGGGGGGTGTGGCGGAAAAAGTGGGGGCTGGCTTCCGGCAGGGGGTGTATAAGATAACCCCCATCCTCCAGACTTCCCCCCTCCAACATAGCTATCTATGATAACTATACAGGGGGTACCCGGAAAATCAGGGGGTACCCAGAAGGAATGGGTCCCCAGGGTGAAATAGAAATCGGGCTGTGTGAGAGGCGCACGAGACGGGTTCAAGTCCCGGAGGCCCGAAGCAGTTCTTGGGTGTTCTACCTCCTTTCGAGTGGGGGCAAGGGAAGACAGCCTTTGCCTCCCTCAAATCGTCCGGCAGGTGCAAAGCCTGGTTCGATTCCAGGCCGGGCGGCCAACCCCGAAAGGGGAATATCAAACAGAAAGGAAGTGAATTCTCTCCTTCGCTGCTTCCTTTCACATGGTTTGGTAACACATTGTCTTGTATGCTCTTTCGAGCTACCCGGCGCGCGGGAAAAGCCGGTTACAAACCCGCGACATGGCCCGAGGATTTAGGGCCATATACGGTTCCCTATCTCAAGAGGCAGAGATCCCGGCTCATAACCGGGAATATCCTGGTTCGAGGCCAGGGGGAACCACCAGAATACAGAATACGGAACGGGAGGGAGCATGGACAGAGACACGATACAGAGGATCCAGGCCCTTCTGAAACGGGATGGGCGCGTGGAGCTCATTTCCGGGCCCAACGGGACGGTGAAGGTTGTGCAGATCAAGCGCAAGGTTGTTCTGGAGGGCAAGCTTACAGACGAATAGAGACCTCCCTGGGAATGGCTGGGGAGAAGGACCGAACGGGGTCAACTTGTTGGAATTTCCGACAGGTTGGCCCCGTTTTTGCGTTTGGAGGTGAGGAGAGACGGCACGGCGAAGGATGAGCAAGGTCCAGAAGAAGGACGTGGTCTGGGACCCGGGAGAAGCCAACGCGAAGCAGAAGCTGTTCTATCTCTCCCGAACAACCTATACCGCTTATGGCGGGGCCAAGGGCGGCGGCAAGACCCATGCCGTTCGCATCAAGGCTGTGGGTGGGGCCATTGCCAACCCGGGCATCAAGATCCTCATCATGCGGCGGACCTATCCAGAATTGGAGGAAAACCACATCCGGCCCATTGTGAAGATGGTGCCGCCTGCGCTGGCCTCCTACAACGCCACCACCCACCTGATGACCTTTCACAACGGGAGCACCATCAAGTTTGGCCATTGGAGCGGCGACGCCTCGGAGGATGAGTACAACGGCCTGGAATATGACTGGATTTTCATCGACGAGGCCACGCAGTTTTCCGAGCGGAGTTTCAATTTCCTGGGCGGCTGCTTGCGCGGCGTGAACCAGTTCCCAAAGCGGATGTACCTCACCTGCAACCCCGGCGGCGTCGGCCACCGGTGGGTGAAGCGGCTGTTCATTGACCGGCAGTTCAAGCAGAACTGCGACAACCCGGAAGAGAACGAGAATCCGGAGGATTATACCTTCATCCCGGCGACGGTGGAGGACAACTACCACCTGATGGCCTCTTCCCCGGGGTATGTGCGGATGCTGGCGAACATGCCGGAGGATAAGCGGCGGGCCTACCGGTACGGCGATTGGAATGCCATCGGCGGGAACTTTTTCCCGGAATTCTCTACCGCGACCCACGTTGTGCAGCCGTTTCGCATCCCGGAGCATTGGCAGCGGTACCGCAGTTTCGACTACGGCCTGGACATGTTCGCCTGCTTCTGGTGGGCGGTAGACGAAGACGGAAGGTCTTGGTGCTACCGGGAATTCACCCACAAGGGCCTCATTGTCAAAGAGGCGGCAGAGAAGATCCACGAGTTGACGCTGCCGGGAGAGCATGTTTCTGCCACCTATGCCCCGCCGGATATGTGGAGCCGGCAAAAAGACACCGGCAAGACCATGGCGGAGGTGTTCATGCTGAACCAGGTTGGCCTGATCCGGGCGGACAACAACCGGGTGCAGGGACACCTGATGATGAAGGAAGCGTTGGCCCCAAGGACGCTGCGCGCCCCCTATGTGCAGG